GTGGATATAGAGGAGAAATTCAAGCAACATTTAAGAAAACAGGTGGAGCAGTATACAAAATAGGAGATAGAGGTGCACAGATTATTATCATGCCACATCCAATTGTTGATTTCGTAGAAGTAGAAGAATTAACAAACACTGAAAGAGGTGAAGGCGGATTCGGTTCAACTGGAAAATAATATGAAGAAAATATATTTTGATGGTTGTTCGTATACATTTGGCCAAAGTTTAGAACTATATTGTAATCCATTGGGCATATTTGAACATAATAGAATGAGTAAATATGAATTTACAAATGAAGATATCTTATTTTTAAAAAAAAATAGATATAGTGCTATTGTTTCCAAATATTTTGAATTATTAGAAACAAATAATTCCAAAAATGGCAAATCCAATGGCCGTATTTTATTTGATTTAAATCAAAATGATATAAATAATTACGAATATGTTATTATTCAGTTAACACATTTTGGTAGATATTTTACAAAAAAAATGCACGAGTGGCAAAGTCATAAGGAAACTATTGATTTTATGTTAAATAATAATTTTTTAACTCAAGATGAAATAGATTACACCATAGAAAATATTGAAAAAATACAATTAAATTATTTTTTAGAATTGGAAAACATTTTTAAAGATTTTCCAAATAAACTTAAAATTATATTTCATAGTAATGAATGGGAAAACATCTTATCAAACGAACAAATTGAAAAATATGGAATATCAATTGATGGTGAATATATGATTAGAAGATGGGCAGAAAAAAATAATATGTTTATAAATCAACAACCACAATTTAAAGACACCAAATTTGCATCACATGATACTCATTTGTGTATAGAAGGACACACAATATTAGCACAATCAATAATAAAACAATTATGAGTTTTTTCGCAAACGATATAAACAAAAGAGAACATAGTTTGTGGGTGGAGAAATACCGTCCACAAACTCTTGCTGACTATGTTGGTAATGAAACCATCAAAGAAACAATTCAGCAATATTTAGATGCAAACGATATACCACATTTATTGTTATACGGAAAAGCAGGCACTGGTAAGACCACACTTGCTAAACTAATCGTAAACACAATCAAATGTGACTTTATGATTATCAACGCATCGGATGAAAACAATGTGGATACTGTTAGAACAAAAGTTAAGAACTTCGCATCATCGGTTGGGTTTGCAGGTTTCAAAGTAATCATCTTAGATGAGTTTGATTATATGACACCGGGAGCACAAGCGATTTTGAGAAACTTAATGGAAACATTCTCTAAGCATTGTAGGTTTATATTAACCTGCAATTACATTGAGAAAATCATTGACCCTATCCAAAGTAGATGTCAGTCTTTCGCAATAACACCTCCGACTAAAAAGGATGTAGCAGTTCAGGTAGCAAAGATATTAGATGCAGAAAAGATTAAGTATGAACCAAAGAATATGGCTGATGTGATTAATTCATACTACCCAGATATTAGAAGGATACTTAATACTTGTCAATTACAATCTGCAAAAGGAGAATTAAAAGTAGACCATAGAGTAATGGTTGAAGCAAACTTTGCAACTAAGCTTATTGAATTGTTAAAGGAATCCGATGACAAACGAAATATGTTTATGAAAATTAGACAGGCAGTAGCAGACAACAAATTAAACGACTATTCGGAAATGTATACAATGCTATACGATAAAGTGGATGAATACGCAACAGGAAATGTAGCAAATGTGATTTTAACTATTGCAGATGGTCTTTCAAAAGATGCATTAGTAGTAGATAAAGAAATCGTATTTATGTCTACAATTATACAAATATTAAACATAATAAAATAATGGAACAACAACAACAATTACCACCGAATTTTAATTTAAATGATGCAAGAGATATGGATTGTGAATGTGGTGGAAAGATATTCTTACCAGCATATAGATTCAAAAAAATTAGTAGATTATTAACAGGTGCACCAAAAGATTCGGTTATGCCTATTGAATTGTATGTATGTGCATCATGTGGAAAAGCATTGAATGAATTATTACCACAAGAATTGCAAGAAACAAAAATCATAGAATAATGGCACAAAAGTTATTTGACCATATTAACGCAATAACTACCATTCAAGACCCAAAGTATTTTGATAAACTTGGTGATGAGGATTTGAAAACTTGGAGTAATTTTATGATTAATAGATTTTTATCAATGAAACCTGAATGGGTTGAGTTGATTGCATCTTTATTACCTTTAACACAAACTTTACAACCAAAGGAAATGTATAAGTTGTATATTAGTGTTATTCCAAAGGGTAAATACTTTTTGAAATATATTAAAGGAAAATCCGAAGATAAATACGAACAATTCATAGTAGACCTTTTAAAGAAAGAATACGATTGTTCGGAAAACCAAGCAATAGAATATTTAGAAGTTCTTTATTCAACAAGAGAAGGTAGAGAATATATGAAATATGTCTCTGAAAAATATGGTATTGATAAAAAGCAAATAACTAAATTGAAACTTAAAATATAATGTTAGATAAAAAATATTTAATAACAAATGGGTGTTCATTCACAGAAGGTCATTTGTTAGGAAATGATGGATCGTGGGCAAAATTTTTAGGTGAAAAATTAGATTTAGAACTTATAAATTTGGGAAAAGGCGGAAGTGGAAATGATTCTATAAATTGGAGAACTATTGAGTTTTCTGAAACTAATAAAGAAATTGCAAAAAATTCAATATATGTAATTCAATTAAGTGAATGTTTAAGATATCATATATATTTTGATAATGGTATAGACAAACCACAGGAATGGCAAGTCACCCCCATATGTTTTTTAAAAGGCATGGAGTGGAATAAAGGTGGAAATGGTGTTCAAAGTTGGATTTATAAAAACAAAGAAGAATTGATTTATATTTACGGTAATATAACATTTGCATTATATAAAACTTTACAAAACATAATATCTCTTACATCTTATTTTGAATCAAATGGATATCCATATATTATATTTGATGGAATAAATGACCACAATCCAATCAAAGTTAATAATTCATATTATTTAAAAGAATCTTGGAATGATAGTTTAAACGAGCAATTTAAAATATTAACATCATTAGATATACAATTTCCAAATGATTATAGGAAATCTTTAGTACATAGAGATTATGGTTATTTTATAAACGAAGATATGATACAAAATATATTTTCAAATAAAAAAATATTCAAAGAAATTTCAACAATGATGAAATTTGTTATGGAAATCGGAGAAAAAAATTACAATGATAGTGAATACTATTTTAAAGAAAATAATGGCCATCCAAATCAGGAATCGGCATCTATGTGGGCAGATATAATTAAAGATTATATTGAGAAAATATATAAATAAAACTTAAGATATAATTTGGTAAATCCAATTATTTGTCTTATATTAGACTTATTATGGCAAGAGTATCATTTTCACAATATAGTATGTGGCATAACTGTCCACAACAATACAAATTAGCATACATAGATAAATTAGGTGAATCATCGTCTAATATTCATTCAATCTTTGGAACTGCAATGCATGAAACACTTCAAAATTATTTGGAGAAATGTTTAAGAATATCAAAGTCACAAGCTGACAAGATGATTGATTTACGAGAGTATTTAAAAGAAAGAATGAGAGATGCATATCTTAAAGAAACTGATGGAGAAATAGGGAATACTACAATATGCACCAAAGAAGAAATGGTAGAGTTTTTAGAAGATGGAAATGTCTTATTAGATTGGTTCCAAAAACCCAAAAACTTTAACAAATTCTTTTCGTTAAAACACGATGAGTTGGTAGCAATTGAACAACCTATAAACACAAAGATTTCAGAGAATGTAAACTTTATGGGTTTCATAGATTTGATTATCAGAGACACCTTTAATGGTAGATATAGAATCATTGACTTTAAAACTTCTACAAGAGGTTGGAGTAAGTATCAAAAATCAGACCCAGTTAAAAACGCACAAATCTTATTATACAAAAAGTTCTATGCAGAATTACTAAACATTTCCGAAGATGTGATTGATGTTGAATTTATCATATTGAAACGAAAGGTAGAAGTAAGAGAGGATATCCCAACACATA